TGTAGTTTGAAGTAGACATCCTTGCAAGCTCGGACATCAGCCATCGCATCGTGAGCACCCTCGAAGTCATACCCCATGAAGTAGATGTGAGCTTCCTGCAGGCGTGGATTCTTGTACTGCTGATCAATGCCTTTGTCTTTGAAGAATGAAGCCTGAGCCTCGCTGAGTGGCAGCTTCATGATGTCTCGTGAATTGAGCATGGTACAGAATACCTGAGATCCTGCCAGTGTCTCTCGCCATAGAGCGACAATGCCCTGGCTCTCACCCTCAAAATAATCAAGCTCTATATTCATAAGATCCAGGTCATACTCTGCATTGTGAGCCACCACAACATCAGCCAGATCGACCAGCTCGAAGAATGCTCCGAGGCCAGTCTTGCGATCGATGCCTGCCTTCTTCAGTAGCTCGTAGCTGAAGCCATGCACATTTGCTGCAGCTTCAGGTACTGTATCGAAGCCTTCTGGATGGAGCAGCACATTCAGCTCAGCCAGAGTCTTGCCATCATTGTCTGTGAGTAGAGCACCGATCTGGACCACTCTCGGCAGGAAGGTTGGATTCTTCCAGTCTCGGATGCCAGTAGTCTCGGTGTCAAAAAATAGGATCATATAATTCCCTCGTCTATGTTTTGTGATTGGGAGGGAGTGGCCCGAAGGCCACACCCACATTGTAACTCGTGTGAGAGCCTGCTCTCTATTCGTCAGATTCTGCTTCAGCGATAGCTTCGAGCACTAGGCTTCCGAGCTTGGCTTTTGCTGAGTGGAGACCAGCGTAGTTTTCACTCACTCGCTTCCATCGGCCATTTGCCTGTCGCTGCTGCACATAGAATTCTCGATCACCCCAGGATGCTTGATCATCCTGAATGCGATATACAGGAATCGTGATCTCAAAGATCTTTGCCATGTGATTGCACCTCCATTTTCTTTTATACCCTCCATCCGATCGACCTTCGGACTGTCAAATTAAACTCTCTCCAGTAGTTGCAAATGCTCGAAGGGAATGATCACCAGCATTGTGCCTTTGATCATCTGCTTCTCGAAGTCGAGCTCTTGAAGAAGCCTGCCATCAAAATAATATGGATCTGGTATCGATCGCTCACCATCGGATTTGCGGACATAGGTGAAGTGGATCTCATTGTGATAGGTGATCCGCTTGGCATCCAGGCCGACCATCTTCTTGCCACCATTCCATATCGGGGCTCGGATCTTGAATAGGTTGCAGACTGTATTGCGGTCCAGTTGTTTGATCTCACTCATGACTTCTGGTCCTTCTTGGGATCGTAGTCTTTGAATGGAATCTCTTTGCCAGTCTCATCGAGCATCCCGAGAGGGAAGTCTTCGAGCTTGCCACTGTGCCGAGCCCATGCAGATCGCTGGCCTGCAATGCTCGCTCCACGCTTATTTCGTTTGAAGTTGCCACCGCTTGCCTTGCCACCTTTGCGACCAGCAGCCACCTTCTTCGGATCTTTTTTATGCTTGATCATGAGTACCCTCCAGCTCCTCCTTCGTGACTATGCCCTGTCTCTTGAGAGCATCACAGCCACAATGTTCACACAATTTTTTGACCTTCTTGGTCGGATCATTATTCTTGTAATAGCCTGAGCCTATCATCGCATCATTGGCATTCACCCATCGGCAATTTCGCCTGACTGATGTGACCTGGATCAGCTTGCAATTCAGGCAGCGAGTCTCCAGCTCATATGTGAGAGTCGGCATCCTTGTCTCCCTCCGCTGCACAGAAGAGACAGTCAGATCCCTCCATGTACTTTGTCGCTCCACACCCCTCACACTTATAGACAGCCATCAGCTTCTCATGAGTATCGATCTCTTCTGCAGTCATGGTGATAATCTCAAGCTGAGCAAATTTGTCAGCCAGTGCCATCATGAATCGGCCGATCGTACTATCCAGGAAGCGGACCATGAAATTATTCGTGGTGACACCCTTCACCTCAATGGTGTACCTTCGCTTGAATACTCTATTGCGAGCCATCAGAAGATCCTCCTGACCAGTTTGATATCAGCCACATTGATTAGATTCAGGAATGCCTGCAGCTCTGTGATCAGATCTTCGGCAGCATAGGCATCATAGTAGACAGTCTTGCCATCGACTGAGCACTTGAGCTCTGGATACTTCTCCCGAAGGATCTGCTCCAGAGGCTTCTTCTCAGCGAGGCTCATACAATCTTCTCCTGCTCTCCAGCATCGGTCCGCTGATCGGTAGGCAATTCTTCATCGCCAGATAGTACAGCAGATGATCGGTCCATTAGAGCTCGCCACTTCTCATCGGTCTTGATTGAATTCTTTGTGATCACTCCAGTGACATCCTTCAGCCAGCGGAGCTTGTACTGAGCCTTGATAGGCAGAGCTTCGTATTGACCCCATGCAGCCTCTTTGAATTCATCATCTACTGGAGGCAGTGGCTCGGCCACTTCTTCAGGCTCAGGATCTGCAGGAGCTTCCTCGACAGCAGGCTCTTCATCAGGACCACTTGCTTCGGCTGGCTCATTCGGATCGGTGATATCTGGATGATCTTCTGTACCTTCATTGCTTGGATCGACTTCCACTGCTGCTTCCTCCTTCTCAGATTTTGGACTACTTTTTTGTTCAGGCATATTCGTGATGTTGCCATCGGCATCCATATCAATGACCATGCCATCTGCTGACACTCGAGCATTGAGCTCATCGGGAGTGTAGACTAGCATGCCACTGAAGACATCAGGGCAGTATGTCCTGACACCATTGCTGATGCATCGAGCGAACATCATGGCCTTCGGATAATTCTTCCAGTTGTCTTTGCACAGACAGCCATCCTTCGATTCATTCTGCTTCTTCCATTTATTCCAGCGAGAGATCGGTCGGATGTTGTGCTTGAGCGGAGCTTCCTCACACTCAGGATCAAGCAGGCCAGCCATGCGAGCCTCATCAATATCGAAGCTCTCTGTGCCTATCTTGGTCCGTTTGCCAGACCTGATCTCATAGAAGTCTATGACACAGCCATCGAGCTCCTTCTTCTTAATGTCATAGTCGTATCGACCAGAGCTTTTGACCATGCCTGCCATCGTATTTGCCGACAGCGTGGCATTGCCTTCGATCACATGGACCGCTCGCATTGAAGCGAATGGAGCAAGGCCGAGCTCCTGGCCTGCCATGATCTTTGTGATTGCCTTTGATGTTCGGTCCATATCGCCACCGAACATTCCCGAAGCCACGAATGCTTTGCCGACCTGCTCGATTTCCGAGTAGCTCAGTTGCTTCCTGACTTGGATCTGTGACTCTTCAGCCACAGGCTTTTGCTTCTCTCCCATAAGAGTTGCACCTCCTTCTGTGCTTATGATTATATGTGCTTCGTTAGCCAGTGTCAAGCATAATTTTCTGCATGCCATGCATATGCTTTGACCCTTACTGAAGGCAGCCTTCCGATCGGCTTCGGAATGAGATTCATCTCTCGATCATAGGCATGGTGACATTTTGCACATACCTCCTGCCATTCTTCGGGATCAAGCCGATACTGATGATCGATGTTCGACCATTGTGTAGATCCCCACGCTCCACAATAGAAGCAGGTCCGAGTCCGCTTGAGATTTCTCTCGGCCCATTTATGTGCTCGATTGTATTCTGTCTTGGTTATCATGACACCTCTTAATATCTATAATAAATACAGAGACCCCTGTAGTTGCACCTCCAGGGGTCTCGCTTTTATTTCAGCAGATGGACAAAGAAGCGACCAGGCGATCCACGATGATACTTCCTGGCCTTGTATGCTTGCTCCAGGAATCGGCCCTTGCCGAGCTCATATAGCTTCTTGTAAAAGAATGGATTGAATTTCGGATCATCGATCAGATCCTGGCAGTCTGCAATTATTGCATCTGCTTCTTTGGCATTCGGTTTATCTTTGACTATAGCTATAGAAGTTCTTCCAGATTTATTCTCTATAGCTATAGTCTTGATGCGATCGCTAACTAGAGAGCCCACGCTAGATGTAGTGCTCATGATTCTTGACACCTCCATAGAATCCCTGTACACTAGAAGGGAATCTTCCACTTCGCATAAGCAAAGTAAAGATAGCCTCTGACTGCAATCAGGGGTTATTTTATTTGTCCGAGATCTCGAGCTCCCAGAATTGTTCTTCCACCTCCCATAAAGATTTTTTGTCTTTGAATGGTTGGTCATTTCATAATACACCATGCTCTGCTCGGTCTGCAAGCTGCTTATCCTTCGCCTGTGGAATACTATATGTATTCAGTGGATAAGTAAGATTTCTAACAGTGGTAGATGTTTGTCCACACTTGACTCATAAAAGTATGCTCATGTTAAAATGATTATGGCAACATAATCGGTGGTAGATATATTGCGTAGAAAATTCAAATTGCTGATCGTAGCGACATCAGCTCTCATCATCAGCTTCGGCTGCATTGCTGCAGTCGATAACTATAAACAAGTGCAACACACACAGTCTCAGATCAAGCGTCTTGAGACTGAGCGACAGCAGTTACATAACAAGACTGAAGAGCTCCAGAAGGCCAACACACAGACTGAGAAGCAGCTCCAGGATCAGAAGCAGCTCGAAGAGCAGCTTCGTAATGAGATCAAGAATCTGCAGGCTGTGAAGGCAGAGAAGCAGAGACTTGCTGCATTGGCATCCAGTCCGAAGGCATTCGCTGAAGAGCCTGTGAAGGCCAGCGGATCTTGTGCCGACTGGATGGATGCAGCAGGAATCCCGAGTACATACTCCACGAATAAGCTCATCATCAATGAGAGCGGATGCAATCCGAATGCGGTGAATCCGAGCTCTGGAGCGTGTGGTATACCTCAAGCCCTGCCATGTAGCAAGATCGCTCATTGTGGTGTAGAGCCTGTGTGTCAGCTCCGATGGATGGATAGCTATGTGCAGGGTAGGTATGGCTCATGGGATGGAGCTCTAGCTGCCTGGAATAGCAGATATCCACACTGGTACTGAGATCACAGCCAGAATATAAAATACCTCACAGACATATGAGGTAGAGCAGGGGATAATACAGGTGGAGAATTGCACCTCAATTCTTCATATCTTCCATCGATGGAGGGCCAGTCATAGATCTGGCCCTCTTATTATTTGGCGATGATTGACTTCAATTTGTATACGATGAATTGATTGCGGTTGCGAAGATGGCCACCTTCCCATATCGGGAGGAATTCGCCAGGCTTGTATGTATAGAATCGATCTTCAATTTTTTGTTTTATGTATTGCATAACACTATTATAGTATCACACAGAAGGAGATTTGTCAATACTATAATGACTTCAGTTCTTCATCTAGTGACTTAGACTCAGCTCGTATATACCAGTCTTCTGTATTGCCATCTGGTATTGGATCAAAACTGTATGGGTATTCATTCTCCATGAGTTGATCCATAAAGTCCTGGCTGACTCTGATGCCCTGAAGCTGGCCATCATCATGTCGATACTCTACATGATTCATCTGAGCCCAGTTATCACCGAATATCCTGATGCGAGTATTGAGGTATGTGAATCTGAAGAGCTCATCACCCATCTGGACTTCGATACATGGCGTGGTCCAGACTGGCTCGCCCTCTTCAAAATGCATACCTTCCATATATTTATTGTGCCATAAAAAGCGACAAGCCATGCTTCGGTGGTATTCGGCAGCATGGCTTTATCTGTTTGAATAATACTGTCTGGAGATCTCCAGTGTCAATACAAAATGGAAGAGCCAGAGAGTTGCCTCCCTGACTCCACCTCACACATACATTCTACTGCTGCAAGAAGCTCGGAGCAATACCCTTTGATGGTGTATTTTCCGATGTGTGGCGATATCGATCCACAATCTTTGCTAGTGCTGCGACACCAGCCACAATCAATGCACCGACATTGACTGTGAATCCGAGCACTGTGATATCTGCTGCAGCCACTTCAGGACTACCAGCCACCACAGTCAGGATCAGAGCCACGACTCCGAGCAGTCCGAAGTAGACTGCACGAGCGACAGATTTTGCTGTCTCGACTAGAGCTTTGTTTGACATATCTTCCTCCCTTATTTATTGAATCCGCTGAAAATACTGGACAGGAAGTCCAAGATCTTCTTCACCAGAGCTTCCAGAGCGGATAGCCTCTCGACTACATCGCCTTGTCCTGGCACAGTTGGATCGACATCGATAGGTGGCTCTGGTACTGGTTCACGAGGAGGCTCAGGCTGTGTGCTTGGCACTTCACCGAAGCGACTGAGTTCAATACCCCAGTTCTTATTGTTGGTCAGTGACCAATTGCTTCGAGCGAATACTCGGCCAGGTGAGACTGTCTTCAGTTCGACTAGATCGATATCAGTGCCGACTGCCACGAGCTCACCGAATTCCTTCATGGTGTCGAGGTCTGTGACATAGCTGGCCACAAGCAATCGCATCTTGCGAGGATTGAGCATGGCTTCCCACTTCTGCTCTACTGTCGGAGGCTGAGTGATCTCAGGTACATAGTCCACAGCATCTTTGACATTGAAGCCATTGGTCTGTCGGATCGCTCCACCATTGTATGAATAAGCAGTCATGTAGTATTCACCACCGAGAGCATTCTTCGCTACTGCCACAACATCGATGACAGCACCATTCTCATATGCTTTGACAGCTTGAGCTTTGCTCCAGTCTGTGAAGTTAAAATTCCAGAGGTTAGTAGCACGAGTCAGTTTGATACGCTTCGGAGTGATCGGTGTGTACACAATCGATGGAGCAGGTGGCTTCGGAGGATTGAGCCATGATGTCACCTTATCCCACACAGCACGAGCATATCCCTTATCTTTGAGATCTGCAGGGCAGAGAGTGATCTTGTCGCTGACATCTTTGTGGTACTGAATATCTGCAGTCGGATAATTCTTGCGTATCTGCTGCAGTAGAGTCTCGAGGTTGTTCAATGTCTGTTGATCATAGTACCCACGCCAGTCACCTCGGACCTCAATGGTGATGCTCTGCAGATTGCTCTGCCAGTTGCCATTGGTCCAGGCTGTGTCATCAGTATCGACATACTGCTCGATCTGGCCAGGCTGATTGCCGACCCAGAAGTGGCTTGATCCGTTGCGATTTGGATCAGCCCAGAGGTATCGGAGAGTCGCTTCCCATCCTGCAGAGTGGTGGATCGTTACATACCTGACAGGGTTTCCACTGCGACCAGGAGAGAAGTTATTCCCGTTCGCCTGGTAGAAGTTTGCTATTGATAATCGCATGATTGCACCTCCTTACTTTGTAAAATATGACTGAATCAGAATAGCCAAAACAGCACCAAGTACTGCAGACAAGATTCCTGTGATTGCCACCGTCACTGAGTTCTTCAGTTTGACCTTCTCAAATTCCTTTTTCATTTCAGCAAGCTCAATAGCAGTCGCTTCTTTGAATTCTGAGAATTGAGTGTGGTTCACAACAGTTGGCATCACTTGATCGAATTTGTGCTGCAGGTCCTTGACCCCTTCGATCACTGTGTCCATCTTTGTTTCTACTGCCACAAGCCTCTCCAGCTCCGTCTTCGCCATGTATTCTTGTTGCTCCCTCATAGATAAAAACAATAATGCTTATCCACCATCTATACTCATTGTGACATAATCAGGCGATCTTAATAGACCGCTCGACATATGGCTGGCGATCCTCCTCGGGTATAGTATTGCCACAGATCTGACACTGATATTTGCTGCCTCCGACCAGACCACAATAGAAGCAAGCCATGCATCTCCTGCAGGTTGCTCGATATTCGGTCTGCTCAGCACGACAGCGAGGGCATTGCAGAGTGGAGCAGATCTTCAAATTCGTATCTTGAGGGATCTTGTTTTGATCCACATCAATGTTATCGAGTGATCGCTTCATCATTTTATGCATCGACTTGCTGCCGAGCTTCGGTACGATCACCGTATTCCTGTGGTAGTGAAGAGACCGTCTATCTTCCATATCTCCATATCTCCTACTGTTGATGTATTTGCAAGTGTCTCTGGCAGAAGGATCTCGACTGCAGTGTATCCTGTTGTCGGACCATCATCGAATGCATCCTCTTGATATGATACATTGTCGTTCTTCAATAGGTGACTCAGATCAATACTGAGATCCACCCTGCGATTAGCATCGGCCGACTGATTGACTGTCTGTCTTCTCTGATAGTTTGATATAGCCGACATAGGGAATGGCACAAGCTCATCGACAATACCGACTGATACTATCCTCCGATCGGCTGCAGCCACGCTCGAATCAAACAGGAAGACACAGTGGCAGAAGAGTCGCTCGATTGTCAGGGCATCCTTCGGTGGTATGAGATACATGAAGAATCGATTCAAGCACATTGAATTGTTGGCAGCAAGCACAGTCTTCAGGCTATATGGATATGGCTGGAGTTTGTTCTGGCTTCCCATTATTGCTTCACCTCATAATTATGTTGGACCACTCGGAGATACTGCACATTGTCTACATAGAGCTGATCACTCACAAAGAGCGAATTTGTCCAGACTATGTGACACCAGATCTTGCCATCCCATCCTGTGTCTGTTGGCTGTGGCAAAACATTGCGACCACTAGCTTCAATATCAAATGGAGGTGTGAGGTTATCCTGTAGCAGATTCTGAGCAATGACCTCAGCATCGGTCATGACACCATCGGCCGACAGCCCGAGATACCAGTCTTGCGGATTGTTTACATTATAACTGTTCGGACACAAACCATCTGATCCGAGATCCTGATATAGTACAATGCCACCGAATTCAGGATTGCGGAATGTGATAGATTTATTCTTCACTAGGTATGGATTCACATCGATTGCAAATTTGACCTGAGTCTTGTTCTGTACATATGGACACGCTCCACCGCCAGCTCCACCACAATACCTGTAGATAGCCCAGTCCTTCTTCTGCTGGCTCTTGCCATAGCCGATTTGCTTTGTATCAGATGCACCCATTATGCCAGCCCCATCTGCATTGTGCAGTCGATCTCAAACTTTGTAAATGTATATCCAGTGCCTTTGCTCGGAGCTTGATCAAATGCAAGTAGTAGTACGAAGGCATCATCGAGGAAGCGAGCATCGCCACGATGATACATGGCTGGATAGAGATTCACCCTCGGAATATCAATAGATCCTGCAGCAGCAATCGAGTATGGAGATTCTCTGCCTGTGATCATACGATGACTATCAGCAATCTCCTGGCCACTATATGATGTCTGTGCAGTGTAGCCTGAGCTGAAGTATCCGATGCCGATCCAGAATCTGCGAGCAGCTTCGGCCGAAGCCATAGTGAATTTGATATTCAGGTTTGCTTCAATGATGTCACCGTACTGAGGCTGCAATACCCTGATCGCATTGACTGCAGATATCGCTGTCTGAGTGGCATATGAAGAAGGCTGCATTTTTGAGAGATCGCCAGGTACATTAGTGTCTGAGATATCAAAGTCAGAATCGGTTGCCCGATTGTATCCCCATACATTTGCATAGTATGGTATTGCCCTAGATCTCAGTGATTTGTCTTCTATCCCCACGATGATGCTTCTCCTTGTCTGCCTGGCATTCATCGCATTCTTTGCCGATAAATTTTTCATGAATTAGGCAGGCTCTTTGCATTGTGCCTGGAGCTCGCTCGACTATGGCCCAGGTCTGACTCTTGTCTTGTGGTACTACCATCTGCCGATCCTTGAGCTTGCCTTCTTTTATGATGGCAAATTGCTGGATCATTATGCGAGCTCACCTATGGAATGCCATTGATAGAAGCCATTGCCTGCAGCAAAGTTAGTACCACCGGTCTTGTGTATTTGTGCAATGAATGAGGTTGTAGTCACTGTATGCATCTTGAAGTTCAGCAGACCTTCCACAAGGTTTCCTCCAGCACCATATGTAGAAGATGAGCCATGATCACCACCGAATACACCGACAGGAATCGGAATCGCATCGAAGGTTATGCCATAGGTTACAGTATCAGTGACATTAGAAGCACCAGTGTTGTATGCCACAAGACCCCATCCAGTCAGAATAATTGAATTATTCTTGTATGCATTTGTGGTGTTGTCTTGCCTGAGCACAGCGACCTTCACGAATTTGTTTGTACCTGGTGTCAGGACTAGATGATTCGCTGAGTTAGCAGTGATTGGATTGCTGATATTATTGAGGCCAGATCCATCATTGAAGCTGGCATCATTGCTCCAGAGCTTATTCCATTTTGCTGTTGTTGGTTGCTCATCGGCAACGAATGTATCTGCTGAATATGCCATCTTATACCCTCTCTACTTGGAATGATTCAAAGTGTTTTATGTTGCCGACCTTCTTAAAGTCTGCCTTGTGATTTGTCTGAGCGATCTGCTGTCGGATCTTGTGCTTCTCGAATGGAGACAGAGTAGCCTGGTGTGGACCGACTGGCACATGACCACGCTCAATATCAGCGATTCGAGTGTCATTGCCACATGGGATAAACTCTGGCACATTGGACATCAGCGGAGGCTGATATGCAGGCTCTTCAGTCTTGGCAGCTTTGGCCTTGACAACATCCTTCTGGAATTGCTTCTCATATGCATTGAGCTCTTCCTGGTGTGCTTTGACTGCAGCAGGATAATCAGGGTTAGCGACTGGAGCACCACACTGATACCCCATCATCCGCTCGCCTGTTGGAGCTTCGTCAAGTCTGACTCGACTGGATAGTAGATTCTCACCGATCGGAATGATGTACTTGCCGAGCTCATTCGGAGCAAGGCCCATGCCATCGCCTCCAGAGCACTCGAATGCGAGAGCCACACTACACTTTGAGCAGCTCACCACTTCGACAATCTGGAAGTGTTGCTTATAAAAATGAAGCATCTGCTCTGCATCGTGTTCGCTTGTCTCGCTGCCTAGTATCATATGATCTCCTCTGTTGTTATTATAGCTCGAATCTTATGGAGCGATAAGATCAGTGCCACCTATCTTCGACTGATTGATGGTGAAGTATCGACTGATTGTCCGCTCCTCTACCTCTAGTGTCTGCATGTAGTCAGCATTCCACTGAATCACATTAGTGACTCCAGTGATGTATACATTTTTTACTTCATTAGTATCATTGATCAGCAGCAATCCCTGATCCCCGATCTGGAGAGCAGGATCGCTTTGAATAACTACAGGACAGATGTATCGCTTGCCAGGAGATTTGTATTCCTTGACAAGAGTATATGCAAGTGTTCTGGCTGTGCTCTTGTCTTGGATGAGGTCATTCTCGATTGTTATCGGCTCTCCATTGTTTGAAGGGTTTCGGCCGAAGGCATCGATGGATGTAGTATCTTGAATCCGCTCCTCGATCACCTGAGTCACCTTTGCAGGTGTGGCATAGATCACAAGCTGAGTCAGATAGAGTCGGCTGCCATAGGTATTGCGGAAGATCAGCTTATATGTAGAGCCGAAGCTATAGGCAGAGATCAGTGCCACATAACTATTCTGAGGCTGGCCTGATCCATCCTCGGAAGTGTTTGTCACATAGAAGCTCTGAGCTCCTGAAGCTGAGGTGATATAGACTGGTGTGCTGACTGAGGTTGTTGGGAGCGGACCATTATCATCAGAGAAGTCCACGAAGTATTCAGTGTCTTGATTCGGTTCAAGCACAATGGCCGAGTCAGCTTCCCATATCTTCTGCCTTGCCTGGACCGCTCGAGGCTTGGCCTTCACAATCACATCATTGATGATCGGAGTATTCTGCCACTGCAGATCTGAGAGCTTTGAATAGCTGAGCTGGAAGCGAGGTGTACCTGATGTTGTCAGGAAGTGCTGTCGATTCCAGAAGCGAATGATACCACCCTCATCCACGAACATCAGAGCCTGCTCAGCTTCAGTACCATCCTTGAATACATCACCCCATTTTCTGTCATAGGTTGCGAGGTATCCGATATTCTGCTGCAGTGATTTGTCGATCACATACTGGCTTGAGCTGAAGCCCATCTCCTGCATACCAGAAGCAATGACATTGTGTAGTGGAGCATTCACGAATGCACCGCTGATTGTCGAGCGATAGCCATTGATATAGTTGAATGCATCGAAGGCATGTACCTGGACCACTCGATTATTCAGTGTGGCCTTTGGCTGTGAGGTATATCCCACAAATAGCTTCACGAATTCATCCTCAATGCCGATCGAGATCTTCATCGGCCGATTAGGTAGACCAACACCAGAGCCGATTGTAGTGTCATAATTTGGCAGGAATTTTTTGCTGTTATTGTCGAGCTCCACATCTGCTTGAGCCATGATCACGCCATATGGATATTGACCGATATTCTTCTGGACTGATATCGATGTCACGAATGGAGAGATGTCATCATACCTGAAGCGATCAAAGAATGCCACGAAGTCACCAGACCCCTTGATCATGTCTGGTCCACCGATACGACTTTGATTGATGGTGAAGTACCTGACCCCTGTTGCACTGGTCCGCATCCAGGCCATGAGTACACCATAGCCGATGTGTCGAGCACCAACTGAGATTTTATTCCCCCATCCGCTCGATACTGTCTGCATTAGAATTGCCTTATCTTCACCTTATATGTGGTGAGCAGTGAATCTCCTGGACCATAATCATCAGACTCATCAGGGAATGGCAGGCCAGAGAAGCTGAGCACTCCATATTTAGAGCTCGGATTGTAATAGTTCACACCAGATCCAGCAGTGAAGTATGCATCGAGAGCACCGAAGTCAGTGACATTTATATTCTCGAAGATCATCTCCACATTGTATTTGAAGCCTAGCGGATTGGCTGGAGTCCTGATTCGATTCCTCTGGATAGCTCCATCAATAGCGAATTTGTCTGTCTGAATATACTCACGCCACTCTCTGAGCTTTGACGGTTGGCGAGGTAGTGTGCCTGAGTTTACTGTGATTGGTAGTACTGCCATTATTGTGACCTCGCTCCGATTGTTTGAAGTTTAATACCATTGCTCATAGCGATCCTCTGGAATTCTACCCATAGTCTCTCGGCCATTTCACGATACTCTGTAGGCATGCCAGCATACATTCCGATCTGTATCTGAGGATCAAAGTTGATCACAGTCTGAGGCCCAGCCTGTAGGCCACCAGTGTCAGTACGATTATCACCGCTGAATACCTTCGGCATACCAGTCATCTGATCGACATCCTTCTGAGGAATAACATACTCACCCTTGTGGACAATACCAGCGATGTCATTGACTCCACCTCTACCAGTGAATCCACCTTCAGCGAATCCAGGAATGACATCTCGGACCTTACCGAGTGGACCTGGTATATCCCAGTCTCCGAGCTTATCTCGAAGAAGCTGACCGACATTGCCGACAGCTCCGACAATCTTGCCAGGTATATCCTTGATGAAGTTGAATGCCTTCTCGAATGGAGATGTGATTGCATTATAAACACCAGCGAGAGCTGATCCGATCTGGCCTGCGATCCTGCCGACTGTGCCGATGAAGTCCTTGAGCCAGCCGATCGCTCCTGCGATCCAGCCGATGATGTTGCTCAGCCATTCAATGCCGAGCCTCAGAGCATTCACGAAGATCATAATCTGAGCAAATATCACAGCACCGAGAATGATACCGAGAGTCTTGAGCACTGGAATGAGGATCGGAGATATCTGCTCCCACAGTTGCTTGAGAGCTGGCAGTAGTCGCTCCTGGAATACCTTCCAGATCTCCATCAATGCAGGTTGCAGGTATGTCTTCCACAGCTCGGTCATCACCTGGATAACTGGCTGCAGCTTCTTCATCACCCCATCGAGTCCACCGAATTGATCCATCAGCAGCTTCACACCGAGACCCAGTGCAGCACCTGCTGCTATGAATGGCAGCAGCGGAGCGAGTGCAGTCCATATCGATACACCGAGGGCCACGAATGCAGGCACGAGCCCCCCGATAATTGCACCAGCAATAACAGGAAACCAGGGAGCGAGACTCTCCATTGTATCCTTGATAGCTTTGATCACACCTTCAGGACCACCCATAGATTCAAACCAGTCATTGAATCCCTGCACCAGCGGACCGACAAGGTTGCTGGAGAATTCACCGACCAGCTCCATGAAGTCACCGAAGGTATTCTTGAATGCGGTCATCTGACCCTGTGGAGTTTTGCGGAGTGCCTCATTCACCTTGCCATAGTTTTGAGCCAGGACTTCATTCAATACATTGGCCCTTTGAGTCTCATCGCCATTCTTGAGCAGCTCCTTCTGAGTATCAGATAGAGTCACACCATATTTGCTCAGAGCTCCGACATTGCCTGTCATCACCTTACCGACCAGGTTATTGATCGTGACCATATCTTCGGCAGTGGCATTGTGGCCCTTGAGTTGTGCCACCATGTCAGCGATCTTCGGAGTCAGCTTCTGGATCGTAGATCCCTGGAGGTTGAATGTAGCGAGCTGTGATTGACCAGCTAGGATCACATCATCCTCAATAACACCGAGCTTCTGCAGTTCGCTGGCTTGAGTCTGCAATGCTTTGACATGTTCTTCAGTAGCACCCTTCACATTGAGCAGGTTGGTCCTGAGCTTTGTGCTGGCTTCGACAGATGCATTGTATGCCTCCATCGACTTTGCACCGAAGACTGCAGCACCGATGCCAGCAGCAGTCAGGCCACCGAGTAGAGCGAATGATGAGCCCTCAGCTTTTTTGAATGCAGCACCGAGACCACCAGAAGATTGCTCCGCTTTGCCGAGAGCCTTCTCGAGACCACTTGTGTCTCCGTTGATTTTTACTAGTAGATCTCTTGTGTTTGCCATATCACTTCATCTCAGCTTCGAGCTTTTGCCTCTCGATGTCTTTGAAGCTCCCCTCTATTCTTATTATAGTCAAGAATTCGAGTATCCTATCTGAAGGCTGCTCATCAAGCTCACCGATAGTCCACCCGAATTCCTTGCAGAGAAGGTAGTCCAGGTATGGTCTCGGCACTGGTCGCTCCTTGTCATCAGAGCTGAAGTAGGATATCAGGTCTTGGCTGAGTTTTTTTTTGACTCTTTGGCAGTTGCCTCATCTGCACCAGATTCTTTGATCAGGTATAGAGCATCTGCAGGCTCAAGCATATCCATATTCTCTTCAGTGATCTCGGCAATAGTGCCATCGGCCTTGTCGAGATTCCAGTCCTTCACGATCATCATCAGCATCTTGTCTGCTGACATGACCATATCTACTTCACCATCTTCCTTCAGGACCATCGAATGCTTGGTCTGACCCCATTTGATGCCGAGATAGATCTCGACCCAGTAATCTTTGTTAGTCGGTAGAGTGACCTTCCGAGTCGCTCGGCCTTCCTTAAAATACGCCATGTTGCACCTCCTTATTTACTAGTAGCTTGATCTGACATTCCTTAGCACTGCATCGACACTAGCACTGTTGGCATTATCGTATGCACAGCGGAGCTTGAATTTGACAGCATAGAAGTCTGAGAGACCTGTCTCAAGAGGGAAGTCTTCGTAGTATGTTCGATACATGCGGACCTCTAGGCTTGAGCTGTAGCCTCCACCGATACCAGGACCATTGACCTTCCAGCTTGCAGCATTGCGATTCAATGCGTAGAAGTCATCTCTCTGAGTAGTGCCTTCGAAGTAGAGTGAGGCTTCGACAGTTGCTTCGAATTCACCATGATTGATTGTGTCTGGTTCTGCAGATCCATGTCGGAATACTGCACTGGTGTTGTTTTCGAGTGTGAGCTTGAAGTCATGTGGCTTCAGGTTGTCAGCAGCACCTGCTGCAGCGACTGTAGCACCGAATGCGAAGCGAGAGTCAGCGAAGCTGTACACGCTGCCTGAAGCGGTCGTGAGGCTTCCTGATGTGGTAGTGATAGGGAATTTGCCGAGCAATGATGCCTTCGCTTCCACGAGCCCATCGCTGACTGAGAATTCCAGAGTCTTCACTGCGACATTGCGGTAGTACTGCTTGTCGATAGATCCACGAGCCTGATTGATTGTCAGTGTCTTTGGAGTGTTGCTGTTATTGCGGACCATAGTGTGATCATAAACTGATCCAGCGACATTGCTTGGAGTGTTTGTGCCGAGTGCAGCATACAGGAAGAGCCCTGTATTTGTAGCATCAGCATTGATTGACATAGATCCTTCGGACCACTTCTTGCCGATCACTGCATCGAAGGTCTTCTCTCGGACACCATAAGCTGCTTCGTTTGGAATAGGCTCATGCTTGGCCATCAATGTATTTTCGGTGAATGGTACGATGTCAGTCTGTGGTACAGGCACACCAGCGGTAGCCTCTACTGCGACTCCAGCCCATCCTTTTCTTCCGATATCTAGTGACATGATTTATTCTCCTCTATTCGTATTATATTTGATTTGGCTCTACTGTATAACCACACAGGTCAAGATAATCTCTGACATGCGAGTATTGACTTGCTCACCTTGCACGAATGACCACCTGCTCGGGATCGGCCGACAGAAGCCACGCCCCTGAAGAGTTGCTCCGAGATAGATGTCTGCATCGAATTTGCTGATCAGATCATCGACAATGGTCCGCATGATCCGCTCGCTGGCTTCTTCACCCTGCTCCATCCGCTCCTGGTAGATCCTGATTGCGAAGTTATATGACCGCTGATTCCTCGAGGTGTCAGCAAAGAATGCCTCTGGATTCTCCAGAGGTGTGATAGTGATACATGGATAGTGCTCCATTTTGCTCTTGGCATAGTCGAAGACTTGAGTCGAATCGACCTCATTGCTTGTCTGGACCACAGTCTTGATCGCTGCCGATAATTCATTCCACATGCTATCTCCTCCCCATCAGAGCGGACATCAGCTTGTCCATGACTCTATCGAATTGATTATTGATGAATCCTTGTGAGGCTTCCCATCCAGGACCGAAGAATGGCTGTGCTCGAGTACCACGCTTCTCGATGGTCTTGATGATCGGCCAGAGTGCTTTGCTCGGGATACCCTTCTTCTTGATCCATCGCTCGATAGCATCGGATGGAGGCGTGTGGCCACTAGTGCCATACTCGACATCGGCAGCATAACTCTCCTGAGCTTCTACCTGGCCTTCTGGATAATTGACTTCAGCCAGGACCGATCGCTGCAGTGTACCGAATGCATGTGGAGCTCGCTGTCTGATCTCGCCTTGAGCGTGTGTGGTGGAGTTTGTCAGGGCAGCAGTTACTAGAGGCTCGGCATCTCCGCCTGCTTTCTTGATGTCATGGATCAGATCATTCAATCCGACCACTTCCACATTGACTGCTAGTCCACCGCTCATCGCTTATCCTTTGTCAGTACCAGCTCATAATGGTCTGGCAGAATTCCATTGTCATGTACCTGTCGGCCTCTCACGAAGTACTCCTGGCCAGTGCCAGAGACAGTCACCTTCATGCCTTCCACGACTCCAGATGCTGAAGTAAACATGTCGAAGGTCTTGCCGAATACACCATCCACCAGGACAGTTGTCTCGGCCGATGATGGCTGGATATTGGCCCTCACTGCAGCGGTTGTGATTTGGCCTGGTCCTACGAATCCAGAGTGTGTGACATACCGCTCCTTGTCGATGTCGGTAGAGGTCTTCTCGAATCTCGAGATGAATACAATCTTATCAAGTACAGGAGGCATCAGATCACCTTCCTGGCATAGCCTCCAGAGTCCAGAATATCTTCAGCAGCAGAGACCAGTGCAGACTTTGAGCGACCTGCTGAATAGCCGAAGCTCATACTGACTCGACCTTGTGTGAAGCTCTGTGCTCCAGTCGGATTGAATTTGCGAGCGACCATATCACGAATGTACAGTGTGCAGGCTTCCTTGAGATCTTCAGGGAGATCCGCAATGTCTGTGGCATAGCCTCCTGTGTAGTCGATCTCATAGAAGAGATCTGAGCTGTCCAGGTGGAGCAAGCCTCGACCCATACTGATCAGATAATTGCTCGGGTAGATCACATAGGTACTCGGCTTCGGAATGAAGTAGATTCTGCTGCCACTATCTTCCAGTGTCAGGCTCTGACTCAGGCCGACTCCGACCAGTCGAATTGCACTGATGTCACCATCGGCCACTGGCCTTCGCCTGAAGCTGATGGTCATATCACCATTCGGAGAGATCAATGCTCGCTCACGCTCATTCGTGACAGCCATCTTGAAGAAGCCATCGACATCACAGTAGTTTGTGATGATCTTGGAGGCACGAGATATCATCCCTGATATGGTGGCCTGACTGAATGTAGACAGGTCAAGATCAGGGGCATATGCTTCGAGTTCTGCTTGTGTGATAAGATTCTCTGCCATCATGCCCTCTCTGTATTCATTATAGCTCAGAGTACTCCCCTCCATAGATTGAAGGGGAGTCGCTCTAGGCTACAGATTAGGATGTAGCTAGGCCACCGATTTTGTACTGATATGGTTCACCGATCACCTTCAGCACTGTGGTCTCGAAGACACGAGATTGGATACTGTGGTTAGCGGTTGGCACATCGTAGATCGACAGAGTTTCGAGGTCACTCATCTCGATCCAGTTCTCACCAGCAGCGGAGCGGACTGACAACAGGAAGGCCCATGATGCAGCGTAGCGACTAGTCACCACTTTGATCAAGTTACCAGTGTTACCATCCACGATGTTTGCAAGGTGTTGGCCACCAGTTGCAGCACCTTGATTGTCGATGACAATACGCTGGATGCTTCCACTACCTTCGAGCTGATCAGACAGAGCTCGGTTCTGACGAGGGTTCAAGACCAGGTGAGACACCAGGTCAGCACCATTCTGGAAGAGAGTCTGAGCGTAATTGCTTACACCAGAAGCGGTCAAGAGACCAGCACTTCCTGAGTTGGTGGTGATGAGCTTGCTGAAGCCTGAGTACTCTGTGCTGTACAGAGCAGCATCACCAGTGAGAGTCATCACTTCCTCACCGAGCAAGACCTCTGTGGTCTTGATAAGCTCTTCACGAGCTCGGATGTCTTCCAGGTTGCTACCACGATTGGCAGCGATTTGCTGACGACCGATCTCGACATCACGACCCAGGTTCTTGTATGGGTAGCTGACGAATTCGTATGTCTGGCTAGTTTGTGAAGGCTGGCCAGCATCTGCGAATCCTACACGAGTACCAGTACCCGTAGCAGTAGGATCGATCTTGCTTGTTAGTTTGTTAAAAGATGCAGCTTCTCCCATGCCACCGACACGAGGAATGAAGCCACGAACAGGCGTAGCTGTTGGCACAACAGTCTTCACTACTGGATCAAGATTCTCTGGTGAGTAAATTGATCGGTCACTTGGACTGAATGTGTATGTGCTTTGAGTCACCGCTTTGCGGATCTCATCTTGCACCATTTGAGCGATTTGATTTGCTTCCATCTGAAGACTACCTTATCTTTGCACCTCAATTATTGACTGTTGAATATCTACTACTTGCTGAAGGTTGCTCGGACTGCAGCGTGTTTTGCAACACTGGCAGGGTCAAGAAGCCGAGAGTACTTGCGAAGTTCGAATGCTACTCGCAATCGCTCATCGTGTGTACCGACATTTGGATCAGCAGCAAGCTCATCAGCTCGCTTCAATAGCTCATCCATCTTCTTCTTGTTCTGACCATCGGCCGAGTTTGGATCTGTGTCTGGATTATCCACTTCATCCCCCTTCTTCACTGTATAGGTCTTGCGGACCTTTGAGGCAGCAGGCTGACTCTTCAGGTTGGCGATCTCCTCTTTTAGAGGCTCGACTGCTTTCGCAATCCCTGCCTCTACTGCAGCAGATACCATCTTTGCAAGATCACTCTCACCAGTGGACTTTTTCAATGTGGCTTTAGGAGCAAACTTTTTGCCCTTGCCACCCTTGCCAGATTTGTCTTCATCGGCAGCAGGAGTCTCTGGCTCTTCTTCCTCTGCATCTTCAGGTGTTTCGACTTCTTCATCTTCGACAGCATCTTCTTCGGTCTCGACTGCTTCGCCATCATCATCGACTTCGACAAGCTCTTCGCCATCTGAATTGACAAGAGGCTGCTTGACAGTCTGCTTCTCACCAGTTGGCTTGCCTTCTTCATCGAGCACATCTTGCTCGACTTCAGCACCAGCTACAGGTACACCTGCTTCTGCTGCTCGCTCTTCAGTGTCATTGATCGGTCGGCCGTTTTCTTCGGCAGTGGTCACGACTGCAGCATCTGCATCACGATCCTCTTGACCAGTTACTGATTTTGCTCGCTCTCGTACTTGCTTGGACATAGTAATTAGCTCCTCACTCTTCTTAATGTTTAGTGCCTTTGCAGCATTCTCGATTGATTCCTCGTAGTCGGGGAAGTTTTCAGGCTCAAGAATTTCTTGTGCTGCAGCAGCTTGGATAGCTTCCAGGGCAGACTTCAGTTGAGTGAGATCCTTCTCGCCATCATATGATTGCCAGAAGATATAGTCTGACAGACACATGGCTAGATCAGCGAGCATTGCTCCCTGCCATAAGCTCTTAGCGAGTGTATCTTGTTTGCCCATACTATTTTTATTGTAGACCATAACTGAGCCCTTCATAATGTTTTGCGAATCTGAATACTGATATTGCTTCTCCCACCATGCGACAGGTCGGCCATAAGTCTTCTCGAATGACTCCTCATGGACCAGGCCACCATCGACTGATTTGACCATCTGGAATACAGCCGAAGCGACTGCAGGATTGTCCACCAGCGAAGTCTCACCGAGATCATAGTCGGTGATCACATTGACCATCTTCTTCTTGTCATCGATCATCATCTGCTGCATCTGAGCATCATTGATTCGGCCACCGATACTGAAGCCTGCAAGCACACCTTCTTTGACTTTGATCCAGGCATTCTCACCATCTTCCGATTCGGAGATCTTGGCCGAGATCCAGACACCCTTTGCAGCATCATCGAATTCAATATCGATCGCTTTGCCGACAGCGATATCTTTGTGCATCTCTCGGATGTTGCCGATCCAGTTGCTGAATGCCTTCTTGCTGGCCTCGTATGTGATGATCTCACCATGAGAATCGAGCTCCTCGACAGTGGCATATCCATATACCATGCGTTGCTCTTCATCGACTTTAGTGATCGGAATCGTGATGTGTAGTGGCTTCTTCATTTGTTGTACCTCTATTTGAATTATAACTGGTAGAATCATTCTCAATAATCACAAGCCTCCTGCAGATCTCATGCATGACAGCATGGATGAGAGCATCGGTCCGCTCGAATAGAGCATCGACTACCGACTCGAGCTCACCCTGCTCCATGTCATGAGCCATCCCACAGGACATCGATAGAGTCGAGATCGATCTCTTCGCCTGCATCCTCATAACACTCACAGCCTGGATGTCCAGGCGGATGTGGATCTCCCGAGTCGAAGTCATCATCGATCGGTATTGGACCTTGATCTTCATTGCCCTGACAGATGCTGCAGGTGTTCGGACCAGCTCCGACCCACTGCTTCTTGCCGATGCCATTCTCTTTGAGGAAGGCTTGCTGAGCTGAGCTCATGGCTTGATTGGCTTCAGTGTTGGCGATCATGAAGGCTCGAGTATCAGAGATCCCTTCGAATTCAGACACGATGATCTCGGCCAGCTCATCGATCGTGGCCATGCCAGTCCTTGTGTCTCGGATCAGATTGATCATCCGATTGCGAGTGGTCTCATCGATACTTGACTTGTTAAGTAAATAATTCGCCTGGTCCTGGAGAGCATCCAGGTAGTAGCTATTGGTCAGCTCGAATGTCACGAATGGATCTGCAGCCTTCTGCAGCTTGATCCCCTGCCTCTGATAAAAGCTCTCTACTGAATAGGTGAATGCCTGGATCAGTACAGCATAGACATCCTTCTGGCTGACATATTTGGCGATCGACTTCTGATTGTCTTCCACCCATTTTGTGACACGCTTCTCATCGAATTCTTCATCATTGACCATCCACTTCGGCAGCTTCTTGGCCATCGCTGAGACCTGATCCAGTATGCCTGCAGACAGAGAATCCTCGAATGACTTGAAGTCATCAGTGGTCCTGAAGGCTTCTAGTGGCTCATTCTTTTTGCTGGCTTTGGACAAGAATCTATCGACTGCTGCAGAGAGTCGCTGCAGTTTGTTCATACTACTTTGCTCAGGCTCTTCCGAAGGTTGGTGACTTCAGCCAGGAATTGCACCTGATAATCTGCCATGTAGTCTTTGAAGATGGAGCGGACCTCATCAGCATCTGCAGCTTTGCTGAGCTTGGTATTCATCTCATCCACTACATTCTGAGGCAGCACATCAGACTTGAATGCTCTCAGTGCCTTGCCATCCTTCTTGCGATTGACAGCGTACTTGCGGAATGCTCGGAGCTCGGTGACTAGCTGGATATGATTCTGCTCGGCCGACTTCTGCTTTTGCTCTGCAGGCACATCACCATTCTCAGGATCTTTGCGATCTTCTTCTGGATCTTTTGGCTCAGGCTTGTCTTCATCATCACTGCCCGAAGCCAGGCTTGCTAGTGCTGCAGCAGCATCAGCTCGAGCCTTCTGTGAGTCGGCATCAATGAATGTCGGATTGCCGAGCACGAATGGTTTGTCCACACCGAGAGGCTTCTTGCCCTGATCCTGTCGGACCTCATCGATAGTAGTCTGGCCAGAGCGGATGAGGATCTCATTCTTCTCTGCTTCAGCTCGCTCATCGACTTGATCAAGACCAGTGTACTTGAAGGCCAGATTCTCGAAGCCCATATCATTCTGGATAACATCGGTGAAGATCTCCTCGAAGAAGTGAGCCAGAGGCATCAGACCACTGTTGAATCCGATGTCTTGCTGGACCTCGCCTGTACTCTTGTTCACTGATTCGGTGAAGCCGAGCTCATTCGGTTGGATCTCGAATAGCATACAGGTCTTCTTCATCAGCCATTCCTGGAGCTCTTTGTATCGCATGTCTTCAGGCTTGACTGCAGGAGTGTAGCCAGTAGCACCCTTGCCCGATGGCACGAATTTGAGCTTGCTCATGGCACGAGTATCGCCAGACAATGCTGCATCCCATAGTGCCTGGAATTCTTTGATCTGGTCAGGTGTCCATGCTTCAGGCACACCGAAGAAGCCCTCTGGAATGTTGCCTTCAGTGAGCAGGTGGACATTGTAGATATCTGACTTCAGGGCAGCGGAGACACCGAGTACCAGGCTCTCAAGTGGAGCAAGGCCATATGGTGTATAGGTCCGAGAATTCATCATCTCGTAGTACATCTCATCGGCTGTGAATGTAGCCACCTCTTTGCCATGAATGATCTGTCGGTATGCAGTATCGGGAGGCATTGGAGTGCCACCATTATCATCAAGCTCGAGCACGATCGTGGCTGCATCTACAGGCTCGAGAGCGTATAGACCACCACCCATATTCGGTCGCTTGTATAGGACCATTGCATCAAGCACCAGGAGATCATCCACGAGGGTATCAATAAACTCTCGGAAGCGGACCTTGTAGCCACCGATAGATTTGAAGTCCTTCTTCAATGGCTTGATCTGAGCTGAGTAGTCTGCCTTGTCATCATTCTCGGCTGCGACAATATCCCATTCAAGAGCATTGAGCTGTCGCTTCCTGCGATTGATAGCAGCTCGAGCCACATCATACTGGACCGAGAATCTCCTCAGTGTTGCGAAGTCGATGCCATTCGTAGAGCCAGGCTTTGTCCTACCACCTGGATATGGATTGTTGAATGGCAGGCGATCACGAAGCACTGCCTGCATGCCAGAGTTTGATGCACCATTGTCGGCTTTGGCCATCTCACCGAGATAGTTTGCAAGAGGCTTCAGCACCACACTGGTGTAGATAGACTTGCTTGCATCTTTGATAATTCCCATTCTATTGTGCTCCTCTATTAGCCTCTGCTATAGCTGCTGCTGCAGCTCTCTCAGACTCTACTTTATCGGCATAAAATTGTTTTATCCCACTACTATTATTGTAACTGTCATAAGCAAAATTCATAAGAGCAGTGCTATCTGGATGATCATCATGAGCATCTTCTTCATCGGGATGGTGGACCACCATGTACTCTCCGACATACCGCTTCTCCAGGTCAATGAATTCATCCTCGAATTCTTCCGAGGCAATGGCTGTCTGCTGCTCGACTGTGAGCGGTACTCCAGGAGCAATCATCTTCACACCATGCTTGATCGGATCTTGCCAGTAGTACATCAGGTTGCCATTGATCTGCTTCTGGTAGAGAGCCTTGTACATGATGTCTTTGGTCATGCGAGAGAATTTCATGCGGAAGATCTTGTATGGAGTATGCCTCTCAAATTTGTCTGGCATGAAGTCACCCTGGCCAGTGGAGTCGATAGATCCAGCAGCAATCTTGAAGTACTGCAGCTCATCCTTGAGGGTATCGAATTGATCCTCATAGTTTGTGCCATGCATGCCACCGACTGATCTCACGATGGTCAGCTTGCCATGAATCATTCGGCCGATCTTCAGGATGGTCTGGTCAGTGCTCTTGGCTGTGTCGAGACCGAAGTAGTGGTCCTGCTCAAGCCATGCCCTGTAGAGATCATACTGCTCAGGAGCGAGCTGATGCTCTGTGGCCCAGGCATCACACTCAGGCAGGGATCTTCGGACCGCTGCTTTGTACCAGGTCCGATATTCCAGGAAGACAGGATCTGCTGCTGGATTCTCGAATGGCTTATCGATGCGACCAGCGATGAGCTGATGTGTGTCGATGTACATGCCACCCTGAAGCTGCCAGACATTATAGTATGGCTTCTGGATCTCAGGACTCATCAAGCCCTTCTGAGCGATCTGGCTCTTCACAGTACGCTCATAGACCAGGTGTCGAGCATCGCCTGTCATCTCGTACATTCTCCGCCTGTCGGCAGCAATCTCTGGATATGTCATCACATAGGCTCGGCCCTTCTGGATGTCTCGGTAGAAGTCACACTTCACTGAGCCAGCAGTACCGACCTTCACGATCACAGCGTTTGTCGATGCACCCATAGGCAGGATGTCTTCATTCACGATCTTGTCATTGATGTCTTGAGCTTCCTCAATAATGATCAGGTGGAGAGTCTTGGACTCAGGCTTCGATGTGGAGGTCACAGGGAATATGTAGCAGCTCGATCCATTGCCGAGCGTGATGGTCTTGGCATTGGACTCTTCCTTCGCCTTGCGGTTGGCATCGTGATCAATGACCATCAGATCCTGCTTTGATTTGGTCAGAGCATTCTTCAGTCGCTTGAAGTCGGTATTTGCCTGCTCCTTCTGTGGAGCAAAGATCCCGATCTCGATCGGCAGGTCGAATAGCTTGGTCACGAATAGCATGATCGACTCGACTGTATGGACCAGGGATGTTGTCTTGCCTGATTGTCGAGTGTACTCAAAATTCAGCATCACCGATTCGAGTGCTTCGATGTCTTCCTCAGTGACCTTCTTGCCTGTGAGCACCAGAAGATTCTGGATCAGAGGCATCAGGATCATTCGCCAGATCCGCCACTGGTATCGATAGAATCTAGTCTTGTGGTACTTCCACAGGTGTTTCGCTGTCAGCACTTGCAGCTTCTTGGCTATCTGCTGAGCTGAGAGCGAGCCTGTCGGATTCTGGCTCGTCATCGATTATTATCTTCCCATCTGCCATCAGGCCGAATTCTTCCAGCAATGCTTCCACTGGATCTTTTGCTCCTGCAGGTGGCAGGTCTTTGACATTGGTAGGCTCACGAAGCTCGACCTTGAGGATCTCATAGCAGAGCTTCTTGTCCATCATGTTCAAGCGATCCCATCTGCCGACATCCTTGACAATGTTTGCAATAAGTTGTGCTTTTGCCATTCGGAGTGTAGGCACATTCTTCCGCTCGAGCTCCAGTGCTTTTTCAATAGCTGCTTCAGTTTTTTTAGCCTGTATGCTTGCCCTCTGCTTGCCCCATCCATTGACCATCCTGCGAGTGTGGCCAGATCTTATTCGTTTGACATCCCACCCCTTGACCTGCTGAAGCCATGTGCCGATCATTGTGTGAGTATCTTGGACAATGAATTCACGCCTTAAAGCCTCCCAGTCCGTATAGACTGTGAGTGATGTTATGGCATGCTCGGGATTCTTTGAGATGCCATCAGTTGCTGTCTGTGGCTTCTTTGACATCTCCTACCCCTTTTTGATTTGCGGTCTACTATCTCCCGATAGCTCTTCAATTCCGACCACAGAATATGTGGTCCGCTGCCTGATAGTCTTGGCTCGCTCGATCGCATTCTCTTCAGTGTCTGCATAGACAGTGATGTGTACGATATTGAGCTTGCCTAGATCAGACTCGTCATAGGCTTCGACTGTGAATTTGTACATGATTCTCTCCCTCCTTATTTTGCGACTCTGCATCCTCGACCATCTTGAATGCTGACTCAATTATATCCTCAGTGTGAAGATCTGACAGATGCTGCCAGTGGTCACGACACAGCAGGAGCTTCTCTCCATTCCTGCTCAGGCATGTGCCAGACCACTTCTTGCAGCCCTGGAATGCACATCTACCGAAGTTCACTTCTCCCTCACAATCAGATTCAGCTTGCCGAGTGTGCATGCCTGGATGTCATCAATGGCGATGTCTGGCTGCAGATCGGTCTTGAAGTGATGCTGTGTGCATGTGCCATCTGTACCCTTTGGCTCGGTACATCCGACATCCTCACAGCTCGTGTACTGCTTGTCAGCGTACTGGCTGACATATTTATCGATCCCGATTGCTGAGGCCACCTGCCTAGCGTATAGCTCGCCTGATCCAGACCAGACAAGTATTCGAGTATTCTTGAAGCTCGCCAGAGCGATGAGCAGGCTTCTGATCCTCTCATTGGCCACAGGCTTCCCTGTGTTGCCAGTCTGGATCAGAGTGCCATCGATATCGAATGCGATCGTGACCTTCTTCATTTGAGATCCTCCAGCTCCTGCTCTAGCTTCGGCAGGAGTGTCTGAGCAAGGTCATGCATCTGCATCATCTCAATATGGTGGAGGTGAGCAGATATAGCAATGATTCGCCTGCAGACAAATATCCCAGACTTCAGAGCCATCCTCTGATTCAGTCGGTCCAGCAAGCGTGTGAGGCTTTCCATCAGAATGTACTCCCCAGGCGATTCTCTTTCAGTGCTTGGCGAGCCTCTAGTATAAGCTGAAGCTTCCCATCGGCCAGCTTGAAGCGTAGCCTCCTGACACTACTGGAGACACTAGGCTGGCTGACATCAAACACAGAGCCGATCTCCGCATGAGTGTATCCTGCACACAGCAGATCGACTATAAGCTGCTCCCTGAAGGTCAGAAGATCATATGTCTCCTCGGCAACATTGAAGCCGACAGCCTTCTCTAGTGGAGTTATCTCTGAGTACATGTCATTGAGATCCACTTGCTCGAGTGTTTTTGTTTTCATTCCGCCTCGTGATTCCGACAGTGCCATCTTGAGCTCTGCCTATTTTGGCACTCTTATCTCGGACTATGTGAGCAGATACATTTCGACCGCATCGATAGCATGGCACGACTACATTCTGCTTCTCGATATTTTCGAGGAAGATGTCCTGCTCGAATCCACACCATTCATGCTTGTATCTGTATACTGGCATACTATTTCTTCTGCCTCTCTAGCTTCCGCCTTTGAGCACGATTCATGAATTGCCCTTCAGGACCACGCTTCTGCTCAAGCTCAAAATTCTCTTTGGCAGCAGCGATTGCAGCCTCATCGACTACAGCGATCCACTGCTTGCAGATATTGGACCAGTTCAAATTGCTGACCCACTGGAAGGCAGCCTCGACATTTGGCTTCTCTTGGCCATCCATGATCTTCTCGATTGCATCTGCTGCAGCCTTCACATCCATGAGTGGCCTGATCCGCTCATTGTCACCTTCCTTCACGATCCACATGCTAGGATCTGCACCGCTCGGGATCAGCTTGACACGATTCATTGCACCCATCTCTGTGAAGCTCGTATTGTCTGGAGCGACAACAGGAGTCTTTGTGGCCATTGCTTCGGTCATGGACAGACCCCATCCCTCACCGAGCGTAGTACTCAGCACCAGGTCCGCTGCATTGTATATGCGATTCACATCCTCGATCGGCATACCCTGATTGGCATTGAAGATCTTCGGACTTGGCAGGAAGAATTCATACTCTTTGCCGAGGCCGAGCTGATTGGCGATAGTGAAGATGTTGCCACCTGAGTCTTCGTACTGCATGTGCAGGTAGAGCAATGGTCTTCGGCCACGATCCCACAGCTCCTTGAGTATCATGAGGCTTCTGGCTATGTCCTTGCGTGGCTGATTGCGGTTGATGTTCACGATCAGGAATCGATCATCGGCTTTGCCATTGAAGTATGAATTTCGGAAGTCGGCCACATCCTTCTTGTCCTGGATCGGGAAGAAGTTGCTCGGGTTATTGCCATGATAGATAACCTTCAGGCGATCCTCGAGCTCTGGCAGATGCTTCAGGGTTTCGGCCTTGCCATATTCGGTATAAACCACAGGGAAGTCAGCACCTGCTACTGTGTCCACCCACTGCTTCTTGAGCTGTGCATCGACAGGGTAGTACCAGACTGTCTTGAATACTTTGTGGCCATTCTGAGGCAGGGCATCCTGAGTCTTCTTGATCTCTTCCATGATCGGCTCGATCACGAAGGTGTCCTGCAGCATGAAGACCACATCATATTTGCCTGAGCCCATGAGGTCCAGGAGTCGCTGTCGGCCATAGACATCGCCATATGATCCAGCATTCATCATGCCACCAGGCATCGCTGGATAGACATTGCCTGGCCACTTCTCATTGTCCTTCGGATCACCTGAGTAATTGATAGCCACGACATCGATATCATACTTGCCTGAAGCGTGAAGCTCTCTGGCTATGTTGCCGAGCACCTGAGCGAAGCCAGTGGCACAGCAGTAGTCACCATACAGCAAGAGCTTGACCTTCTCAGCACCTGCATCCAGTGCTCGCTTTGCTGCTTGATCGATTGTAGTTTGTCCTATTGCATCCATTATTTTAGCCACTCCGTATGTCTCACATAGTTTGTTACTGTTCGCTCCAGGCTCTCAGCGAATGAGAGCGGTGGCTTCCACCCGAGCTCTTGGAGCTTCGAGCCATCCAGACCATAGTGCATATCATGACCAGGCCGAGTAGCGTGGAAGTCCACGATGTCATATTCGAGAGGCTTCTTCAGGATCTTGGCGATCCGCTCGGCCATCTCGAGATTGGTGAGCTGTGTGTCACCCACGATATTGTATTTGTCAGGATACTCATTCTTCGGACCATAAGCCTTTGGCTGCAGCTCTTCCATAATGTAGAGCAGAGCATCAGCATGGTTGCGAGCGTGGAGGTATGATCGAGAGCCGATCTCCTTCTTTGTGCCATGAATCTTGATCCGCTGGCCTGCGAGAATGTCTCGAATGACCATTGGCACATACTTCTCCACATCCTGCATCTCACCGATATTATTCATGGTGTTGGTTATCACGAGTGGTACACCATAGGTCCGCCAGTAGCTGATGGCAATCATCTCCTGAGCTGCCTTGCTTGCTGAGTATGGATTGCTCGGGAGGAATCGCTCCCATTCTGCATATGGATGATCGATCATCGGACCATAGACTTCATCAGTGCTGATTTGAATGAAGAGCTCTGGCTGGATCAGGCGAGCATACTCCAGCATATTGACTGTGAGATCCACATTGTTTTTGATGAATGGCTTCGGATCTGAGATCGAGCGGTCCACATGAGACTCGCTGGCCATGTTGATGATCACATCGACATCACCGATCTTGTTGAGCTGAGCCACATCCATATCCCATGCTAGATTCAAGCGATGGAATTTGAAGCGGTCCTGCCACTCAGGTCTTTTGCCGAGCACCTGATTGATCCTGGCCATGTTGCCACGATGCTGCAGGCTGTCGATGCCGACTATGTTGCAGTCGGTCTTCTCCAGAAAATGCTCGAGTGTATGAGCTCCGATGAAGCCTGCCACCCCTGTCAATAATACTGTCTTGCTTCTCACGATTGCACCTCCTTAATTGATAATGGTCCGACTACTGTGCCATCTGCCCTCTTCCATTGAGCAGGTGATAGTGCTGGATCTCCGTATGGTGTTTTGAATGTCTCATCCAGCAGGCGAGTGACAGAGCCCCACTTCTTCAGGAAGTAGTCATGGCTTTGCTGGCTGTTTGGATTCTCCATCAAGCTCGTGGAGACACCGCCATAGTGGACCATCGGAGCTTGATTTGTGCAGATCTCTTTGTACCCGAGCAGCCTGGATCGGTAGTGGCTGTCATTGTCTTCGAACCATGCAGGTATAAAATTCTCATCGAAGAAGCCGACCTTCTCGAAGAAGTCTCGAGCGATCAGGAAGCATGAGAAGTTTGGATGCTCGCTCCATGTGGCAGGAGTACCTTCAGCCAGCTTGTAGCTCAGGATGTCTTCAGGATTTGCCAGCTCCAGCATTATATTGTTTGGTGTAACCATCACAACATTCTCGCTCTCATTGAGCTCTTGGTGTACTCGGACCATCGCATCGATACAGTCAGGACTGAATAAGATATCGTCATTGCAGATCACTGCATAATCACAGCCCTCATCGAATGCTTGCATGGCCATGTCATTCCAGGCTTGGCTCAGAGGCTTATTGAATCGCCACTGGTCAGCAACATATATCCGAGTCTCATGCTCAGACTTGATGCTATGTACCGCTTCAGCGAAGCCTTTGAAGTTGTTTAATACTGCGAAGCCGATTCCGATTTTCATGACTGTGACCTTTCCACTATTTTTTTCCATTGCTCTATATCCATATCCATGCCAGCCATATTTTGAGCGATAGCCTCATTGATCTCCTTGACCATTTGGCCACGAGTTTTTTCCGATAGCTCAGACCAGTGCTTCAAAATATAATCTACACATGTGCTTACAGAATAAGTCATCCTTCCAAGACAATATCGGAATGCATAAAATACCATGTCTTCTGTTGCCTGATCCATCTAGCACCTACCTCTATATACTTGATCTGATTCTGGCTTGATATCACTCCTCACGAAGAAGCAATCATTGTGCTCATAGATCGGAGAGTCGAGTGTGAAGCCTTGTGACTTGAGCCAGGCAGCCACTTCAGCTCCTGGTGTTTCGCCTTTGTAGACAGGCGTGACTGATAATTCGATGCAGAGATATTTGAATTGCTTGAGCCACTTCCCCATGCCGAGCAGGATCTCCATCTCATTGCCTTGTGTGTCGAGCTGCAGAGTATCGTACTCAGCAAGATTGATGATCCGCTTATTGCCACGACTATCGACATAGAGCTGATTATTGTATTGCTTGGCCCATGTGTCGAAGCGGACCAGCTCGATCTCCTCGTGGTCCACGATTGCAGCCTGGCCTTGATTCCAGTTCTTTGTGACCTCAGGATGATCCCACACACCATCGAATATCGATGAGCCCTTGCCATCGCCTGCAGTGACCTGGAGATCGGCCATCCGATTTGTGTCGTGGAGGCCTAGCTTGAATAGGTGAGCCTTGTCACCATACCGCTCATCGAGAATGTTGAATGCTGATGTCAGTGGCTCGAAGCCGATGAGGTGGTCGATACCCATGCGGATGAAGTTTTCGATCTCTTCACCATCATTCGCTCCACCCTGTACTACACCATTGAGGTCGAATCCTTGAGTCGTAAAATGTGAGAGCTTATTCCGCTCCTCTGCTTCATAGAATCCTGGTAGATCACGCTTCATTTTTTCTTCCCTCCATTGAAGCCGAGTACACCCTTGTCTCCATCTTCCATAGCTTTGATAATATCAATCAGCACATCACAGACGGCTTTGACCGCTCCATCACCAGTGAGCTTTTGGATAGTCTTGACTTCAGCGATCAGCTCTTTTGCACTCATTCTTCTGGTACTCCATCCTTCGGATTCCACCACCTGAATGATACTGGTGGCAGTTCTGGAATCTTCTCACCGAGCTTGAGTGACTTGAATGTGTTGGATGTCAGGACCACTGCAAACACCTGGCGATTAGAATCATAATAGACATGGTGGAATTGAGTGTCTTCAGGCAGGTGTCCTTCTTGGATCACCCACCTTTTGCTTGTCATGAAGCGTATCATCGCTTCAGGATGCATCCACAATAATGCTTGCCGACTCATGTCTGGAGTCTTGGCTATGTCTTTTGATCGGCCGAGAATACTCATGCTGCTATCACCTCCTCTAGTGCTTTTGATTCCGCTTCCTCGTGCTCAAGCCTATGGACCATCACAGTCAGGCGATCGCTTGCCAC